CTGAAAGAAGAAAAGAGAAAAGCCGTAAGGCATACGATATCATGCAGGAGCAGAAGCTATATAACATGATTGTTATTGGCATTGTTCAGTGGAATGAGATGTTTAACGGGGTGGGTGTAGATGTGGATTAGTGTGTTGATAGTCGGCTTCTTTCTTGCCCTTATTTTCTACGGTTGTATGATGTATTGTTCAGAGCCACCATGGTGGGTTCTAAAGTACATATTCAGAGGAGTAGGGATGTGCTTTATGTCCTTTGGATTTATAGGTCTGATTTATTCCGTGTTTATAGGGGGTATCCTAAGTTGGTAGCTATTCTTTGTAGTATCGGGCTTTTAGTAGTCGGTCTGACGTTGGTTTATATCAACGAAAATGAGCCGGGTATGTTTTCCCTGACTATGACAGTTATAGGGTACCTGCTCTGTGTATTGTTCGCAATCTCATTCGTTTTGAATCTGGGTCAGTTTCTTTTAGCAAAAAGTTTGTAAAATTTTTCGCAAAAAAGTATTGACAAAAAAGAAAATTTGTGGTAGAATATATATATCCTCGAAAGAGGGAATAACAGAAAGGACGGAACAATCATGAAAAACATCACTAGAACCATCACCAGTTACAAGCACACCTTTGTAAAGATGAACGATGACCTGACTATCTCTGATATGAAAGAGGTTATCTGTGCTGAGAAGATGGGGCCGAGAACGTCAGCCGCCTACATGGAATCCAACGGCATGGAGGGGTACGTTATGGCAAAGGTGACCACGGTAGAGGAGACTTACACCATGCCTTTGGAGACCTTTATTGCTAACGCCACTATTGTTGAGAAGGAGGATAACTAACAATGAAGAAGCAGGAACAGAATTTCGCCGAGATTATGAGCGCAGAGGAAGCTATTGCAATCCGCAAGGATACAGAGCAGTCTATCGTAAACGGTCTGACCGAGGAAGGGGCCGGGGTGTATTGCTCCTTCCTTCCTGAGACACTGGAAGATAAGGCTAAGATGTTCAACGCTATGAACGGCGGGGACAACACGGTAAAGGAAGCTATCAACAAGGAGCTCCATGTCCTAGACGTTATTGTCCAGCCTGTACAGGTACAGAATGAAGATGGCACTCAGAACACCTGTCCCCGTGTGTCTCTTATCTGCGAAGATGGGGTTTACTCTGCTACCTCCTGGGGAGTGTACAACTGCATTAAGAAGCTCAACGCACTGTTTGGGGGTCTGCATTTTGAAACACCTGTGAAACTAATTCCATACGAAGTAAAGACGAAGAACGGCTTTACAATCAATCTGAAAATGGTATAACGAACCGGCCCCCATTAAGGGGGCCGTACTTATAAGGCGGTGAAAACAATGACAAGATACGGGGTAGAGCATGACCTTAAAAAGTCTCCTTTTACCTACACTGTGCAATATGATAATCTTAATGAAATAGAGTATTGCTTTTCCAGCGACAGCATAAAGACCCGCTTTATTGCCCTGCGAAATGGATTCTATGAAGAAACAGAGGATAGCCTGTCCAACAGATTTAAAATGGACTTTCGTGTCAGTAAGGACCTGACTGACGTTAACCTGTATAGGAAGGTTGAAAGCAGGGGGTTTCTCATTTTCTTTAATGGGGAGGAAATTACATGGCAAAGGGCACTAAAATACGATGGACAAAAGCTCGAAAAAATGAGCTGAGAAAAGAGATACTTAATTTTAATAGGAGGATACGCTCCGCAGAATCTAGGCTTGATGACCTCTCCTATATACTTCCCCAAAAGCAGACCGCAAGTGAAGCTATTGAGAAGATTCAGACTTTACAGGAGTACCGGGATTACTTAGCGGCGATTAAAAGGGCAACCGCTAAGACGCTAATACCTGAGACATATGGTAACGACCTGACTACCGCATGGAGACGGAAGGAAATAGAGATACGGGAAAAACGGATAAACGAAAGGAACAGGCAGAGACGTAAAAAGGTCGATGAGCTTAGACCCGGCGTAAAAACGCAAGAACAGGTGGGAAGGTTAAATCCCTATGGCAGATTTCCCTCTGACAATGACTTCTTTCTTAGGGACCTTGGTTTAAAGACAGGAGACACGGTCAAATATGAAGAACTGTTAAAGAAGATAGAGGAAGGCTATTACAGGGAGAAAGCTGAACTGTGGAGAACGAATTATATCAATGCTCTTATAAATGAGATGCTGGGACCTGCTACCTTTGCCGGGGATGTTGTGAGTATGGGATTGGCTAACCAGATATACGACTTGGTAAGTGGTATGGACATATCCACTTTTCTCTTAGGTCAACTGTCATCGTATAGCGATGTGTTGCAGATTAACTTTTTGTACGACCAAAAAGGAAGGGAAGCGGCTCTTGAGCGAATACTAGATGTGTGGGATGAGCTAATAAGGCATACATGATGTGCAAAAACATGCTTATAGCGTTGACTTTGAGACGGTGGTTGACCCAAACGAAACAAGGGTATGGTTATGGGGAAAGTGTGATATAGATTGTACCACCTTTGTATATGGGACAGATATTGACAGCTTTATGGAAGAGATATCCACAGTTGATTGCAAGGCGTATTTCCACAATATTAAATTCGATGTTCAATTTATGTTTTACTGGTTGTTTCATAACGGATACAGGCATACCAGTGAGAGGAAGCCGAAAGAGGGGTATTTTACAACGCTTATATCAGACATGGGGCTATTTTATACCTGCAAGGTACACTTTTTCAACGGTTCGATAGTTGAGTTCATCGACAGTTATAAGCTCATAACCCTTCCAGTCAGAGACATTCCAAAAGCCTTTGGCCTAGATATTCACAAGCTTGACTTGGATTATGCCGAAAACAGGGATTTCAACCATGTACCCACAGAGGAAGAAATATCATACGTTAAGGCAGACGTGGAGATTGTGGCAAAGGGCATAAAAGCCATGCACGAAAACGGCCTGATTAAGATGACAGCGGCAAGCAACGCACTGTACAACTATAAGAAGGTCCTGTCAAACAAGGAGTTTAAACGCAGATTCCCGCCGATTGAATATGCTGTGGACAAGGATTGCAGGAAATCGTATAAAGGTGGCTGGACATATCTCAACGAAGCATATCAAGGGATGATGGTCGGTGAAGGTCAGGTATATGATGTAAACTCCATGTACCCTTGGGCCATGAAATACTGTATGCTACCGTTTGGTAATCCGTACTACTATGACGGGGAGTATAAATCGGATGAGTTTTACCCTCTTTATATTCAATGCCTTCAATGCTGTTTCAGTTTGAAAAAAGGACACTACCCCAGCATACAGTTAAAGAACAGTTTCAGGTTTTCCAGTACAGAGTATATTAAGGAAAGTGGGGATGACCCTGTAATACTTCACTTGACAAGTGTTGACTTAAAGCTCTTGTTCGACAACTATGACGTGTGGGATATAACTTACATAGGCGGGTACAAGTTCAGGGGCGAGACAGGGCTGTTTTCTGAATATATCGACTACTGGTATGACGTGAAGCAGAAGGCAAAGGTGGAAGGAAATAAAGCCATGTACCATATCGCTAAACTGATGCTTAATTCACTGTATGGGAAGTTTGGTTCAAATCCTGAGAAGGCTTCTAAATATCCATATCTGGATGAGACAGACGACATAGTAAAGTACAGACGGCTAATGCCTGAAATTGGAAGCGGAGGGTATATCCCGGTAGCGGCGTTCATTACCTCTTATGCCAGAGACAAGATAATTAGGGCCGCTAATGCTTGTGGTGACAGGTTCATATATGCGGACACCGACAGCGTTCATGTAGTGGGAAGGGAAAAGGTAGACTTGGACATAGATAATTACAGACTGGGTGCTTTCAAGCTGGAAGGTGAGTTCACAAGAGCAAAGTATCACAGAGCCAAATGTTATATTGAAGAATTTGACGGAGAGCTTGATAAGAAGTGCGCTGGGTTACCTGTTTCAGCACGGCACCTGTTCAATTTTGACACGATGGAGCCGGGACAGATATTCGAGGGCAAGCTGGTACCGAAAAACATAAAGGGCGGCGTGGTTCTGGTGGAGCGGCCCTTCCAAATTAAGGGTTGACAAAGGGTGATTTTTATGATACAATACTCTAAAGGGATATATGAGACAGGTTATAAATCACTAGCTGGGTGTGACGGCGGAGAGTCGGCCAGAAGTGTTACAAGGTTTTCACAGACTATTTGTAATCGCTCATACTATCCCTTTTCTCATAGGGGAAGCTATGTGGTATGATGTAAATAAGACGCTTTCCTATAACTGCTTGTTCAACTTTGTGGTTGGACCCCGTGGAGTGGGAAAGACGTATTCCTGTAAACGAAGGGTCATAAAAGACTTTATAACTAAGGGACAGCAGTTTATCTATCTGCGCCGATATGAAACGGAAATCAAGTCGTCACAGATTGACCTATTTTTCGATGATATCCAGCATGAGTTTCAAGACCACGCTCTGGCGGTGAAAAAGAAGTGCTTTTACATTGACGGTAAACTTGCTGGATGGGCACTGCCTTTGTCGAGAGCTTCTCAATTCAAGTCGGTGCCGTTCCCATATGTGACCAAGATTCTGTTTGACGAGTTCATTATAGACCAAGGGCTGATAAGGTATCTGCCCGATGAAGTACAGACCTTTAATGAGATGTACTCAACGATTGCGAGACTAAGGGACGTTACGGTCCTGTTCTTGTCCAACGCAATAACATTCACTAACCCATATTTCCTGTATTACGATTTGTCTTTGCAGAAAGGGCAGAAGATACTACGCAAGAATGATATTCTTCTTGAGCTGGTAGACAGTCCATCTTACACGGAGAAAGCAAAGTCAACCAGATTCGGAAAAATTATAGCCGAAACAGAGTACGGGAAATACGCTATGGAAAACGAGTTCTTGAGGGATACTGCCAGTTTCATCGAAAAGATGCCTTGCCCCGGAACGTGTATAATGACCATCAGAGTATCGGGAAATGAGCTTGGGGTATATACTATATTAGGCTCTGATTTGTGGTACATTACGGAAAGCTATGACCCTACCTGTAATAAGCATATCTCTCTAAGTGTAGATGAGCATGACGAGACAACAGAGCTACGAAACAGTAAAGACGCTCTTATATGGCTCGGAGCTTTGCAACAAAAATACTACCGGGGAGAAGTCAGGTTTACGACTATGAAAGCCAAAAATTTGATATCCAATTCCCTGATGATTTTAAGGAGGTAAATCAGTATGCCATATACAATCGAACAATGGAACGACCATATGCAGAAGGTCATCGGTGCCATGAATGACCAAGCCACCCTAACCTCTTTAGTTACACAAGCCAGTGACGAATACACGGGCCTGTTTGCAACTAATACTACTCTATCTACTGAAAACGAACAACTGAAACAGGAAAATACCAGACTGAAAGAAGCTAATTTAGAGCTATTCCTACGGGTTGGTCAGCAAAACATTGACAAGACAGGTGGAAGTGGTCAATCCACCGAACAAAAAACAAAGGCCGAGACAATCACTGTCGAGGATTTATTCAAGGAGGTAAAGTAAATGTCTACTACTAAGATTCCAAACGCTGTTGATACAGTAAACGCCATTAGAAATGAAGCCAGCCAAGCCTATCGGGACGCTGTGCCCGTAGCTACTCCCCGAAACATTCAGGACGTTGGTAACCCCATTCTGGAATACCAGTCCGTACAGAACGAATTTCTGACTGCTCTGGTAAATAAGATTGCCGTTACCATTGTAGACCAGAAGATGTTTGAGAATCCTCTGGCATTTCTACGGAAGGGTTCTATCCCTCTGGGGCTGGATGTTGAAGACATCTATATCAACCCCGCCAATGGTGCAAACTATGAGCCTACTAACTTCCAAGGGATTTTGACCCCTGTTGACCCCGACGTAAAGGCGGCCTATTATCGCCGTAACCGTAGGGATAAGTACAAGGTCACTATCCGCAACGAGCAGTTGACCGCCGCCTTTGTAAGCTGGGGTGCTCTGGAAAACCTGATTGCAGGTATCGTAACCAGCCTGTATACTGGCAACACGATTGACGAGTTCAATATGACAAAGGCTCTGCTGGGTGGAGCTACCGCCGAAGCTAAGATGGTTCAGGAAGTGCTTGCCCTACCAACTGTCAGCGCAGAGAACGCTACCGCTTTCCTGACTCATTTGCGTGGTATCGCTTCCGCTATGTCTTTCCCAAGCTCTGATTACAACGCTTATCAGCTTGTTGGCGGCTCTAGCCCCGCCACTTCTTGGACTTCCATCGATGACTTGGTTATCCTCGTTCGTGCTGACGTTGCCGCAAACGTGGATGTACAGAAGCTAAGTGCGGCCTTTAATCTGAGCTATGCTGATTATGTCGCCCGTCAGGTCATTGTTGACAAGTTTGACGGGGCCGATAATATGTATGCTTGGATTGGCGACCGGGGTGCCTTCCAGATTCGGGACAGTCTCCGTAAGATGACCGAGTTCTATAACTCAGAAGTTATGGCTTGGACTTACTGGTGGCACTGCTGGGACACCTTTGCTCTACGTCCTTGGGCTAATGGCGTGTCCTTTGTAACTGAGAAGTATATGGCCTGATTTAACTGGCCCGGATGGGCTTCCCGTCCGGGCCTTATTTAAGGTGGTGAAAATATGCCTGACTTTCAGCCCAACACTACGATACGTCTATACCAGAGCACAGGAGTAGACCCACAGAATCAGCCTTACTTTGAGAGTGAAGGGGCCAAACTGTCATGGTATGAAGGACGCTCCCCACTGTCCTTTACGGCTCAGAGCTATCAGAGGGAGAACAGGCATTATGCCAGAGTGAACGCAAAGTATAACTCTATCCGTAACTGTGATATGATGAGCTTTGTGAACGACAACGGAAAGACTATCTTCTGCAATATCCTTTCCATTGAGTTTGTTAATCCCAACTGTACAGAAATCGAGTTTCAGACAGATTCCATGCAGACATTTATTGAATCCATTATATGGCGTGACTGCTGGGTAGAGCGGGAGATGCAGGAAGATGACTGGAATGGTGCAGTACCTTCCTTTAATAACCTGTTACCGGAAGGGCTTGAAACTGGTGTCCTGAAAAGACGTGTCATGCTTGACGGGACGGAACATAATTGGTCGGTAGTTGTGCTGTCCGCTTATGATGAAAATGCGGAAGATAACTACAATATCCAGATAAACGCTGGCGTACCCATTGGTGTAAACAAGTTTGTATACGCCGCTGACAGCGGTGGGATGAGTTCACTTGGTGCTACTATCCGGAATTATGCTGAGAAGGGACGTTTGGACGGTATCCTTGGTATGTGGGTGTGTCCTACCAGGATAGCGGTATCCGATAACTTTGTTGAAATGTGGACACACGTTGCCACAGTAGGGTACGATAATATTGACGGATATTCCGTAAAGAACGCAAAGTGTTTCAGCAGTGAGTTCTTTAAGGTGGAGCTTACCAACAGGCAGGGAGATTCAGTGGAATTACGTCCTGAGTATTTCCCGAATCCAACTACCATGCAGTTTCGGGCTGGCGGAGCTTTTCTAGCCGGGGCTGGTGGTGTGCTTGTCTATCCCAACAATTACATGGAGGGAGACGAAGCAGTTAACAAGACGCTGGGTGTGGTCATTCCTATCAATGTACAGGGTGCTTGGGTAGGAAACGCCTTTGCTAACTGGGTAAGTCAGAACAGGACCCAGCTTGGTTCCTCTATTATAGGCGGCATTGGAACAGCCGCTGTGGTCGCTGGAAGTATGCTGTTGGCGGCTCCTACTGGTGGAACGTCTCTAGCTGTCGGCGGTAGTGTACTCGCTGGGGGAGGAGCGGCAGTAGCTGGTACCACTATGGGAGTAACTAATGCCCTACACTCCGCACTTGGGACTATCGGTAAGGTAATGGATAAATCTGTTGACCCTGCCCAAGCTATGGGCGGCGTTACCACTGGTGCCCTTGCGATTGCCGCTGATTCCTGGGGGTATCTGGTCAACCTGCTGTTCCCGGATGCCGCCATGATAGAGAGCATTGATAACTTCTTTTCCGTATTCGGCTATAAAACCTGTCGGATGAAAAAGCCGAACGTGAATACCCGTCCGTATTGGAATTATGTGAAGTGCTCACCCTCTGTTGTAAGCGGCCCATTCAACAGCACAGATAGAGCCAACATACAGGCGGCACTGGATAACGGCGTTACATTCTGGCACGTTGGAAATGGCGTTGAGATAGGCGACTACTCTAAAGACAATAGATAAGAAAGGAGGGGTTATATGCCGTTAGGTCTGTTCGGTATGGAGCTTCTAACGTCAACATACTGCCCAAACAACCCGTTGGGAGATATGTATGTTAAAACCGAAGCGCAGATGGAGAATAGCAAGCTGTTTATGGAGATGTACAACCGCTATTCTAACATTGCTGTCACACGGTATGACTGGAAGAATTTACCCATAGGAGTTAATGAGAGGTTGCTCAACATGAGCCTGTATCTAGTTGGAAAGGCTTGCTTCTTTGAACATGAAGATTATGGACTTATAGCATTACCCTGTTCTAATGGTTCTGAATACAATCTATTTTATGAGCCTACCAGAATCAACGCTTTTTCCTTTGGATTCGCAAGGACCCTTTCCTTTGGTGAGTTTGAGCTTGTAAGGAACAATCCTACGGGCACTCCAACAGCACTTACAGTATACACCTATATAAAGCGCATGATGGACGTACTCCGTTCTATTGACGTAGTATGTGCCAGAATGAAGCGGCCATATCTGATTCTCTGTGAAGAAAAGCAGAAGCTCACTTTTATAAACCTCTTGAAGCGAATAAAGGACAATGAAGATATTGTACTTGCTTTCAAAAACTACGGCATTGATAAGTCTAACTTTGAAGTGGCTCCTCTTCCGTCCATTGGCAACATAGACCAACTGTGGAAAACATACAGGACTTATGAAGATATCCTGTACTCCGCTATCGGGCTTGACAGCAAGGGAGACGACAAGAAAGAGCGGCTTCTTGTAGACGAAGTGAACGCTAACAACATGGTTACGGAGATGGCTAATGAGGTCAACCTGAAACAGCTACGGCTTGACATTGAGAAAGTCAACCGCAGGTATGGAACGAATATAGAGGTTGATATCAAAGAGCTATCCACCTATGATTATGACAGCGGCTTTGGAGGTGGGGCAAGTGAGTAGGTACACAATGGAGCTGGGAAAGCTGGTCGGCTCTGGGTATGAAATATTCGATGATAGCTGGACCACCTTTGTGGAAATGCACAAGAAGGAATTGTGTGATAAAATCATCAGACACTATTTCTTCTATGAGATTGGTCAGGAAACTCCTGACAGATTCAAGCACTATCTCAATGAGCATCTAGCAAGAATAATGCCCTACTACAATCAGCTTTACAAGTCTGAACTGCTGGAAATAATCCCCTTGTATAACCACTTCTTGGAGACAAACTCCAAGGATTTAAGAGAACTTGGTTTTACTGGTGTCTCCGCCAGCCGGAACGATGTTGATTCCATCCGGAATATGTATAACTCGCTGGCCCAGTTAAATGACCGCAGAATCACTGACGGAAATAAGCGTGATTTTACCGGGCACACGGAGGGAACGTCCAACAAGGAGAGCACGGAAAAGCTGAACGAGACAATCAATATCACCAAGACTACTGACCAGAGTGAGAATGGGACCAAGACCTCTAACATCGACACCACTGGTCACGTCACGGAAACAACCGATACCACTTCAAAGGTGAATAAAACTGGAAACGTGACGGAAGAAATGTCGGATACCATGAGCGGCACTAAAGACACAACGTCTAATGCTACGTCCAACGGGACAAAAGAACAGCGGTACTCCGATACTCCCCAAGGTACGGTATCTAGCTCTGGTGTAGAGATAATGAATAATTATCTGACCAACTACACCAAAGATACAACTAATGAGTCGACCAACTCAACTACTAAGGAAGAACTGCAAAACACGGAAGAAAAGAACACTAAAACAGACAGTACAGAAACAGAGAATGGACAGACCAACACCACCAAGACGACTGAAAGCACAGGTAACACGTCAGAGGACACAAACACTACTGGAAAGTTAGACAAGAGCGAAACAGAGGACCACACAAGAGAGCAGACAACTACTTTCAATGAAAACCAAAACACTACCGGAGATTCTACTGAAAAGGAGGATAACGAAGGCTACGAAAACACCAAAGAGGATAATAAGCAATTCTCTAATGGTGCTGACAAGCACAAGGAAACCACTTTAGGTACTTCTTCAAATCAGGAGGATACAAAGGAAACCAAGAACAGCAACGCTACTGTAAAGGGATTTATCAATGTAAGTCAGTCTGAATTGTTGCTTAAGTTCAGGAGCACGTTCCTGAATATTGACGAGGACATTATAAAAGAGCTTGCCGTTGACTTTATGGGGGTGTTCTAATGAAAGAACATGTATGCGTTGTAGTCGGAATTATAGGCGGAACAGTCGTGAAACTATTGGGAGGTTTTGACTACTCTCTAATGGCGATGTTTACACTGATGCTTATAGATATCATTCTTGGATTTATAAGCGCCGCAGTATTCAAGCTAAGTAAATATGGCAACGGTGTTTCTTCCGAAGCTCTGGCTAAAGGGGCACTTAGAAAGTGTTCTATGCTGTGCATTATCATCATAGGAACAATCATTGATAATCTGTTCGGTATGGACTACGTTAGAAACGCTATTGTATTCTACTTTATATCCACAGAGGGTATCAGCATCTTAGAGCACCTGATTGACATGGACGTTAGGGTCCCGTACTTTATTGTTAAAATACTGGACAGCATGGAGAAGAAATACGATGATGCAGAGGATGGTAACAATGAGACTGATTAAGCAGATACTAGAAAAGAACGATTGTTATATAGTTGGTGCAGAGATGAAAGTGGCAGGAATAATGTTACACTCTACCGGCGCAAACAATCCAAAAGTATCCAGGTATGTCCCCGGCTCTGATATCATTGGATACAACAAGTATAATAACCACTGGAATCAGCCAAGGCCGGGAGGTCGCTCTGTATGCGTACACGGTTTTATTGGCCGAGCCGCAGACGAAAATATCTGTACTGTACAGACTTTACCTTGGAACATGGAAGCATGGCATTGTGGAGGGTACGCTAACCATACTCATATCGGGGTTGAAATGTGTGAGGACAGTATGCTTAATAAACACCACCTCACCTTGTGCCTTAATGAAGCCGCCGACCTGTTCGCCTGTCTTTGTATTACGTTTAACCTTGACCCCACCAAAAAAGGGGTTATCATCTCCCACAAGGAAGGACATGATATGGGATGGGCAAGCGGACACGGTGACCCGGACCACTGGATGCAAAAATTTAATCTTACGATGAATGACTTCCGTTCTATGGTAACTGACAGATGCAACAAACTAAAGGAGGAATTAACAGATATGGACCAAAACAAGTTCAACGAAATGATGGAGGTATATCTCTCACAGCGTGCCAATTTCGCTGGAAGTGATTACGCCAAAAATGCCATGGAGAGAATGGCCGCAAGAAAGATAATCACGAACGAGAATCCACAGGGATTCGTAACCCGTGAAATGCTCATGTTCATTCTCGACAAGGTAAATGTATAAGGAGGTCGCATTATGGAATACTATCCTACCAGACCCAATAACCCCTATCAGGACGATTGTAGGCCCAAACCTGACTGTGGATGTACTCCACCGCCTACTGTCTGTCCCCCGCAAAAGCCCCCTGTATGTCAGCCGCCCCAGCCTGTAATGGGACAGATTCCCCCTGTACCAACTGTGATTGAAGGCTCTAGCCTTTATGAAGCTATGGGCAAGGTTATTGAGCGGACCAATATGTGTATCAATCAGTGGAATTGTATTAGCAAGAACTGTTATGAAGCTATGAACGCTTGCGTGGCGGCGGCCCGTTCCAATGACGTGTACTATGACGATTGCGAGGTAAACTACCAAGAGGGCTACGATACCACAGAGGGATGCGCCTACGCAGTCGTAGAGAAGAAGGCTGTTGACCGAAAGGGAAAGCCTATCTTTGTAAGTTTGGCCCCTGCCTATGATAACACCACCAACAGCGGCGTGGAACAGGGAATCTTTGACATGTCCTTTATCAAGTCCGCTAACGTCATTATGACCGCTGTTCAGGCTGGCTCTGATAAATGGTTCGGTCCTGCAATGTACCGTGGAGCCGCTATCCCCGGCGAGAGTAACCCTGATGGCTACGTCTATGGATTCAATCGTCATGGTGCCCTGCGCTACTTTAAGGGAGACGTGACGGAGACTACCTTGTGTCAAAACCAGATGGTAGATGTCATCGGTGGTTGCGTACCCATCATCTATGACAGTAAGATTATTGACGGTGTGGAAGCCATGACCCAGAAGCAGGCCATCTGCGCTATCGGCTTCAACTGTGGGACCGGCTCCGTGTTCTTCTTCTCCTGCTCCGCACAGAATCAGCCGGGAATGGGTATCGCTTCCGTTGCAAGAATCTTACAGGGCTATGGCTGTACAACCGCTGTTGTAACGTCCGCTACTACCAACACTCCCGCCGCCACTGGCGAGGGTATGCTGTACATGGGCCAGATGACCACTGACCCCGTAAACGCCAAAGAGCCTAAGAATCTGGCTTACTGGGTCATCTCTAAATGCCCAAATTTTAATAATGCGTTCCAGAAAGAGGTTGCTGACCTTGTTCAGACCACTGGACGGAACGCATGGGAGACGTACCTGCTGGGAGTGCAGATTCAGTCCTTTGACGACCGCATTACTCAAAACGCAAAGGATATCGCCGCTGAAATCGAACGTGCTACAGCCGCTGAGGAAGCACTTGACCAAAAAATTGAAGCGGAGACAAACCGGGCAGAAGCGGCAGAGGATGCTCTTGACAAGAAAATCGATGCCGAGACTGAACGTGCCACCGCCGCTGAAACTGCTCTGGACAACAAGATTGTTGCGGAGACTAACCGTGCAACCGCCGCCGAGAACAAGATTGCCAGCGACTTACAGGCAGAGGTTACCCGTGCCACTACCAGAGAGAACCAGATTCAGGCCGCTTTGGATGCCGAAATTGCCGCTAGAATCGCCGCTGATAATGACCTTATCAACGCTATTGAGCAGGAAGTTCTTGCGAGAAAGGCCGCTGATACTGCCCTTGGGGTGCAGATTGACGAGGTTGACAAGAAAATCCAAGCTCAAATCAGCGGGTTAAAGGGCGATATTACCCAGATTAGGACCACTATCAACGGTATGACTACTGGGCAGACTAACCTTCCCTATCTAAAACTGTCTGGTGGTCAACTTACTGGTAATCTGACTTTTACCTCTGGCTCTACTGTTGTAGCAGGTCGTGCGCCTACCGCAGACAATGAGGTAGCGACCAAGAAATATGTGGATGACGCTGTGCAGACTGGCGGTGGAGGTACTGGCACTGACGTATCTAAGGAGTACGTTGACCAACAGATAGCAAACGTACAGGGACAGGTCAACACGAAAGTGAGCAAAAGCGGCGATACCATGACTGGCTCTCTGAACTTCAATGGGAATACGGCTGTAAATCCTGTGCTTGAATCCAACAGCGGAATCAAGGTTCAGTCCAGCTCTTCCGGTGCCGCCGGTAAGGTTACTAACCTTGCCGCCCCCAGTGCTGACAGTGATGCGGCTAATAAGAAGTATGTCGATGACGGGATTAAGCAGGTAAAACAGGAAATCAATGGAGAGCTTGGTGGGGAATATCTAGCTCTTACTGGCGGCGACATGACAGGCGATATCAACATGACCGGAAATTCCGTAGTAAAGTTCTACGACCCGATTGCCGCCAGTGCAAGAGCAAGGAATCTCACCGACCAGATGGTTAAGGGTTCTGTATACAATGACGCTGACGCTATGGTGGTCAAGTCTGAGACTGGTCCGGTTGCTTTAAAGGGTACTGACGTATCTCTCTCCAATGGAGAAGGAGGAGAAATTGCTATTTCTGGTGTAACCGAGATTCGCCGCAAGAAGAACGACCCTAACTCTGGTGCGGTCAAACTCAATGACGACATGATTAACTTGTCCGCTGATACTGTACTGGTAGGACAGAATGGCTCCATGCAGGGTGAAATCAGTGCTGGAACAATTAACCTCTATGATGGTAGCGGGGCGGCTGTACTGAAACGGCACAACAGTCACTTGGATATCAATGTTCCTGATGCTCTTGGCTCCGTTTACATTAACCGGAATCAGACAGAGGGCGGTACAGGTGAGATTCACGTTACCGAAGTTCACGCCCCTAATGAGTTACGGCTAAATCCGGGGACCACCATTAACATGATGAGCAAGCGTGTTGTCGGAATGGCTAATGGTGTTAACGCTAATGACGCTGTCAATGTAGCACAGTTGGGTGCTGTCAGGACTATTGCACAGAACGCACAGAGTGCCGCTGAATCCGCTGACGCTAAGGCTGACCAAGCATTAGAGAAGGCGGAGAGTGTGGG